TGAAAAAAGGTAGTAAAGCAGCAAATCGTAGAAAGAGTTACTGTGCAAGAAGTGCAGGACAAATGAAGAAGTTTCCAAAAGCAGCAAAAGATCCAAATAGTAGATTAAGACAAGCACGTAAACGTTGGAACTGCTGATGAAAACTTATTCACAATTAAGAAGGGATTTGAATGAATTTAAAGGTATTAATAAATTCATGCAAAAATACCAACCATTGAAGGGTGTAACTCGTGTTTTGAATGTTAAGGATATGGTTTCTAAGGATAAATCAATAGGAGACAGAATATCTAGTGGAATTGGTGTTGTAAAACCATATGATATAGGTGGTATGTTGATGAAACCCATTTTTGACCAAGGGAAGTCAGGTTCTCTTGTTAATCAGGGAATAGATAAATTATCAAAGGTTAAAGGTTTTAAAGGTTTGAAACCAGATCCAAAAACTGATTTAGGCAAAAATTTAGGTGATAAAATAGGTAAAAAGATAGATCAAATATTAAATAGACGCAAACAAAATATGGGAGCATCTGATCTTAAAGGTTCATCATCAGGTATGAGTTAGGTAGCTATATACTATAACTGATCTTTATATTCATGTCTAATTTGATAATATCAAAGAAGAATGAAGTGTATCTTCATGTTGATGCAGAACCGCATGTTTACTATGAACTTGCGGATCAGTTTACGTTTGAACTTCCAGACGCAAAGTTTATGCCTCAATACAAGAGTAGGTATTGGGATGGTAAGATAAGATTATTTAATACACAGACTGGACAGATTTACGTTGGACTCTTAGATAGAGTCGTTCAGTTTTGTAAGGATCACGAATATACATACGAATTTAAAGAAAGCGAGTTCTATGGTCTTCCATTTGAAGTGAATGAATTCATATCAAAGGAAGGTGTAAAGGATTATATGATGTCTATCTGTAAATATTCCCCCAGAGAGTATCAGATAGAGGGAGTATACGACGCTTTAAGACATAATCGAAAACTACTGATATCTCCAACTGCCTCTGGAAAGTCGTTAATGATATATTCGATTGTGAGATATTACGTTGAGAAGAAGCAAAGTATTCTGATAGTCGTTCCGACGACTTCCCTAGTAGAGCAGATGTATAAAGACTTTGCAGATTATGGATGGGACGTTGGTTCATACTGCCATAAAATATATGCAGGAAAAGAAAGAGAGACAGACTCTCAAGTCATTATTACTACTTGGCAATCAATCTACAAACTCCCCAGAAAGTATTTTGATAGGTTCTCTGTTGTGATTGGGGATGAGGCTCACCAGTTTAAATCAAAGTCATTAGTATCTATAATGAGTAAACTCGCAGATGCTAAGTATCGTTACGGATTTACAGGAACCTTAAGTGGATCACAAACTCACAAATGGGTTTTAGAGGGATTATTCGGACCTTCTTATAAGATAATCAAGACTGATGAGTTGATGAAGAAGGGTCATGTAGCGTCTTTAGATATTAATGTCCTTTTATTAAAACATCCACCAACTAGATTTGAAACCTTTGAAGATGAGGTTCAATATATAATCACTCATAATAAGAGAAACAACTTTATTAAAAATCTAGCACTTGATCTAAAAGGAAACACTCTAATACTCTTTGCTAGAGTGGAGGGTCATGGAGAACCTTTATTCAATCTAATAAATAAAAGTAGTATTATTAATCGTCATGTGTTTTTTGTTCATGGTGGGGTTGCCACCGAAGATAGAGAAAAGGTACGAGAAATCACTGAAAGTGAGAATAATGCGATTATCGTTGCATCCTACGGGACGTTTTCCACTGGGATTAACATTAAGAACCTGCATAATGTAATTTTTGCATCCCCTTCTAAATCTAGAATAAGAAACCTCCAATCAATTGGAAGAGTATTGAGAAAGGGAAACAACAAAACAAAAGCGACTTTATATGATATTGCTGATGATATTAGTTATAAATCAAGAAGAAATTATACATTGAATCATCTCATAGAGAGAATCAAGATTTATAATGAAGAAAATTTCAAATATGATATAGTTAATATACCTTTAAAGAAATAATGACTGATTTTCACGCAACAATTAAATTAATTACTGGTGAAGAAATCTTTGCTTTAGTTTCTGTTGATAATACAGAAAATGAACCAGTAATTATTATGCAAAATCCTGTAGTAATGAAGGTTTTGTCTACAGGTAGAGGACAAATGATGAAAATCAGACCTTGGTTAGAGGTGCCTGGTGATGATGTTTATATAATCAAATATGATCGAATTATTACTATGAGCGAAGTTAAAGATAAAATGGTAATATCTATGTATAAAACTTACTGTAAGGAAGGTGAGTTTGACTTTGGTGATTTTATGAATGAAGAAACTTCAACTCATGAAGTAACTAAACAAATGGGTTATATATCTAACGTAGAAGATGCTCGTAAGAAACTAGAAGATCTCTTTAAAGATACTTAAGCTACTCCTATCCCTCCAAACCTTACAAAGGTTATTCTACACCATTTGCACACACCTGTCAAGTATGTTATAATATAGTCATAGAAAGAGATCAAATGTAATGGTAAGAAAGAAGTCAGAACACTACGTTAATAACCGAGAACTCTTGGAAGCACTTATTGTTTACAGAGCAAAGGTTGCTAATGCAAAAGAGAATGACTTACCCAAACCACGTATTACAAACTATCTTGGAGAGTGTTTCTTAAAGATTGCAACACACTTATCATACAAACCAAACTTTGTTAACTACATGTTCCGAGAGGATATGATATCTGATGGTATTGAAAACTGCGTTCAATACATTCATAACTTTGATCCTGAGAAGTCTAAGAATCCATTTGCATATTTTACACAGATAATACACTATGCCTTTCTGAGACGTATACAGAAGGAGAAGAAGCAACTAGAAATTAAAACAAAGATAATTGAAAAGTCAGGATATGATGAAGTTATGACTGTGGATGATAGTTCACTTGCTGGTAGTAGTTCTGATTACAACACTATAAAAGATAATATTACATATAAGAATAATAACAGATGAAAGTTGCGATCATTACCGATCAGCATTTTGGTGCACGTAAGAGTTCTAAAATACTGCATGATTATTATGGAAAGTTTTACCATGATGTATTTTTCCCATACTTGAAGAAACATAATATCAAGACTGTGGTTGATATGGGTGATACTTTTGATAATAGAAGAAATATAGACTTATGGGCGATAGATTGGGCAAGAAATAATTACTATGATATTCTCCATGATATGGGTATTCAGATTCATACTGTTGTTGGGAATCATACAGCGTATTATAAAGATACGAATGAGATTAATACTATAGACTTGTTGTTAAAACAGTATGATAATATTACAACTTATGCAGAAACAGAAGAAATCAAGTTAGGTAATTTAAATGTTTTACTTATTCCTTGGATCAATTCTGAAAACGAAGAAAGTTCATTTGATATAATCCAGAATAGTAAATCAAAAGTTGCTATGGGACATCTTGAGTTAAATGGATTCAGAGCACATCGTGGTCATGTGATGGAAGATGGTATGGATATTGATATCTTTGATAAGTTTGATAAGGTATATTCTGGTCACTATCATACAAGATCTGATAATGGGAAAATATATTACTTAGGTAATCCATATGAGATGTTCTGGAATGATGTGAATGATCCTAGAGGATTTACTATATTTGATACGGAGACAACAGAGCATTTTCATGTAGACAATCCTTATAGAATGTTTTACAATGTTTATTATGAGGATACTCCTCATCAATTGTTTGATGCTAGTGAATATAAAGATAAGATAGTTAAAGTTATTGTTCGTAAAAAATCTGAACAAAAGAAATTTGAAAAGTTTCTTGATAAACTATATTCTGTTGGTGTGCATGAGTTAAAGATTGTAGAAAATTTTGCGATACAGGAGAGTGAGGAGTTTGAAGTAGAGGAAACTGAAAACACAATTTCAATTTTGAATAGATATATTGATGAGAGTGATATGGATTGTGATAAATCCGTAGTTAAAGGTATTTTACAGAAGATATATTCCGAAGCCTGTGAGGTAGAATAATGTTTCTCTTAGCAAGTAAAAATAGTTCTCAGCAGGGTGCTTATGCAGTTGAGAATCAACATGGTGAAAATGTATTGTTTTTCTTTGAAGAGGAGGATGATGCAGATAGGTATGCAATGTTATTGCAAGCACAAGAAGATCGTTCTTTATCGGTTATAGAAGTTGAAGAGGCACTTGCAATTCGTACGTGTAAGATGTATAATTATAGATATGCAGTGATTAAACCTGAAGACATTGTTATACCGCCAATAGATGATAACATTTCAAAAGATTAAATGGAAAAATCTTCTTTCCACAGGAAACCATTGGACAGAGATTGATTTTCAGAGTAGTCATACCAATTTAGTGATTGGAACAAACGGTGCTGGAAAGTCCACAATACTGGACGCACTTACCTTTGTTCTCTTCAATAAACCATTTCGTAAAGTAAATAAATCACAATTAGTAAATGCTGTTAATGAAAGAGAGTGTCAGGTAGAGATAGATTTTAGTATTAATACAAAACAATATAAAGTTCAAAGAGGTATTAAACCTAGTATATTCACTATAACAGTTAATGGTGTTGAACTTCATAAGGAAGCAGATGATCGTGCTATGCAAAAGATATTGGAACAAGGTATATTGAAACTTAATTATAAATCTTTTACTCAGATAGTCATATTAGGTAGTAGTTCTTTTGTTCCTTTCATGCAACTCTCATCACCTAATAGAAGAGAAGTGATTGAGGATCTTTTAGACATACGTATATTCTCTGCAATGAATAACTTGATCAAGGATAGAATACGTGAAAAGAAAAATAGTATTAAGTCTTTAGATCTCAAAAAAGATAATATAAAAGATAAGATGATCATGCAAAAGAAGTTCATTACTGAACTAGAGGACATGGGAAAACAAAATATAGAGAAAAATAAAACTAATATCAACACTTTAATTGAAGAATCAGATCAGTATGTGTTAGATAATGAAGAGATAGAAAAGACTGTTGTAAAAAGAACTGAAGAGCAAAGTAAACTTATAGGAACAGGAGATAAGTTAGCGAAACTTAACAATTTGAAAGGTAAGATATCTAATAAAGTATCAACCCTTACAAAGGAACATAAGTTCTTTACTGATAATGTATCATGCCCTACATGCACCCAACCTATAGAAGAATCCTTTCGTTTAAATAGAATTAATGACGTTCAAACTAAAGCGAAGGAACTTAAGAAGGGTTACGAAGACCTTGAAGAGACTATCAAAAAAGAGCAAAACCGAGAGCGTCACTTCAACAAATTATCAAAGGAGATTACTAAACTCAACCATGACATTTCTCAGAACAACACTAGGATTAATCTCAACCAGAAACAAATCCGAAACCTTGAATCTGAAATTCAAACACTTACCAGTCAACTTAAAAACAGAAATACTGAACATGAGAAATTAAAAGAGTTTAAAGGAAATCTCGACAAAACTACCGAAGAGTTATCAATACAAAAGGAAGACATACAATACCATGACTTTGCATATTCACTG